CCTTTAGAAAACTCTTCCTGACCCAAGCCTAAGTTATGTGCAGTTTCACGCCAGAATTTCATCATTGGATCAGATTCGTCTGCCTGAAACTCCGTTCCTTCAGGTAAGTACCCGTCAGGGACAACTGCTGTATAATCTGACGCAGCCTCTGGCCGACTTCCCAGTCTCTTCTGATGAAAATCTGATTCTGCCTGTTGCTTCAAATCTTCCGTTTTCGCATTATACGCTTGCTCAAGCGTAGTATAAGATTTGATCAAATTCTCGACATCAACTTCATTGTCCTTACCATTCCAGAACTTTTCAGGAACATAATCAGGCTTGCCTGAAGTTTGCTTATTAATGATTTCTTCAGGAGCATGACCCCCAATAGGCTCACTAGCCGGCTTTGTCTCTGGACTTGCTTCTGTAAGCTC